ACTATACAAACTGTTTTATCTTCATTCCAAAATGGTTGATTTGCAAACTCTGATAAATCTTGTATTGATAATCTATTATGAGCAAAGTAGAAATCTCCAACTTGTTCAATAGTTGAATTATCTCTACCTCTATGTAGTATCTTATTTAATCCATCTTTTATAGAAGATGAATTATAGTTATTTCCACCGATAATTCCACACATACTAAAATGGTGCGTTTTGTATATCTCTTTCTATACAAGTACTCATATGGTCAGCCCAATGAAGTATAAATTGTATATTTGATTTTAAGTAATTTTTTGGGTCAAATACTTTAAAATATTTTACATTATCTTCATCATACATACCATCAGTAAGTTTGATTCCAAAGTATTCGTTTTCATTATATTTGATTCCATATTCTTGTAGTAAAAAGAAAGTTCTATCAGTATGTGTTAGATATGATAGTTCTGAATTACTAACATAAACTTTACCTTGATTTTTTACGTGCCAATCAGAAGGATTATCTACATAGTGAATTTTATCTTTACTTCCTAACTTTCCTAAATCGTGATGGAAAGCGGCAAATAATAATTCTTCTTGTGTAAAATCAATAGTACCACCTGCTTCTTTGTAGAGTTTCATCATTCTAAGTGAATTTCTAGCTACATTCATAACATGGTCAATATAACCACCTTCATATGCATTGTGATAGTTTATGTTTCCACTCGCTGGTGATAACATTAGGTTTGGTCCTAACTCTTCCATTGAGTACATATGGAGTAATTTTTCTAATCTCTCTCCATCAAAAGATTTTTTAATTGCCTCGATAAACTTATTGTAGTTTTCTTCGAGTTTTTTTTCATCGTATTTATTCATAATTTTTAAGTTTTAAATGTGTGTCCAAGTTTTTCTATTTACAATTTCTTCTATATTCCAAGTAGATACTTTGTAATTACGAGCTATTACATTAGTAGAAAACCCTTGTGAATAGAGTTTTCTTATTTGTATTACTTGTTCTGAAGTTAATTTAGAACGAGGATGTGATTCACCTCGTAATCTATTACTAAAAAACCATAAGGTTTTTCCCATAAATTTAATTTTGTTGTTCTCTAATTATCGGAATTGTAATTAAAGTATAATCCGAATATTGTGGATGTTTTTTAGTAAAATCACAGAATGTATCCAACTTCATCTTAAATGCAGTTTCAACATCAATATAGTATAAAACTTGAGAGCCATCCATACTACTCAATTTTTTACTTTTATTAAAGGGAATTTTAGGTGTTCCTTTTAATTTTACTTGTTTTTCTTCTTCGTGAACGAATTTAATTCCAGCCATATATTGTATTATTTTTATTTACTATGTAAATATACGAAAAAAAATCGAGAATTCCTAATTTTTTGTTAGTTTTTTAATTCATTGAGTGCATTTATATATGCCATCTCTGATTGTAAACCAGCAAATCTATGGATTTCTTTTCCATCTTTTTCAATAATAACAGTTGGTACTGACCTAACAAAGTATTTTTGTGCTACTTCAAATTGTGAATCAATGTCCACATTTTCGAAATTAATAGTTTCAAACTTTGTTTTTACGTTTTCCATAATAGGTGTTAGCATTTTACATGGTCCACACCATTCTGCATAAAATTTCTTAACTTGTATCATATTAATTCTCCTTTTAGATTATATAATCTATGTTTTTTATTAGTTGATAAAACCTTTTTCTTAAGTTCTTTATTTATTTCTATTTTTAAATAATCAGATAATTTTTTCAAACCATCTTCATAATATACTTCTTCATACCAAAAAATTGGAATGTTAAAGTTTTCTGATAATTTTGCTATAACATCTGAATGTTTATTATATTCAACTAAACATTCATTTACTATCTCTTCATCTAGTATATCATATGGTTCTTTAATATCATATTTACTAAAATCATTTTTGTATTTTAGTTTTCTAAATGCCAAAGATTCAGATTGTTTTAGTTTATCTTTTCTATCATATAAAATAACAGTATCAGATAAACTTATAACATCTTTACCAAATTCATATAAATCATTATAACCACTAGGTAACCTATGAATCATAAGTTTATACAAATTATTTTTTTTCAAAGAACCAATTTCACCTTTATTATTTATAAAAGGTGAATTTTTAAAACCTAAATTCAAAGCTTCCTTTAGGTATAATGATAAATTACTTGACCCACTTCGTGATGTACATAAAATACTAACCATCACACGCAACACAATCCGGGTCAACTGCTCTTGTTGCTATATCACCTCTGAGTACTGATTCAGTTCTCATATAATACAACGTTTTAATTCCTTGTTTCCAAGCTTCCATAGTTACTTGGTTAATCCATTTCGGTGATGCAATGGAAGGAAATGCTAAGTTTAATGAAACTCCTTGGTCAATATACTGTTGTCTTACACCAGCTTGTTTAACCAAATCCATTTGATTAATTTCTTTGAAAGTTCTGAAAACATCTTTAACAGGATAAATCTTAGCTCTATCTCCATTTTCTATATCATTACAAAGTACCATTTTACCTTCTAAGTAACACCACTTATCAAGTTCTTTAATACCTTGAACAGAACCACCATCTTCCATTATCTTATCCCAAGTTTCTCTATTATTAACACCCGCCTTTCTTAGAACCTTTACAAGTTCTCCATTTTTTCTGATGAATGTTCCTTTTGCAGTTTGTTCAGTAAATACATTCGCTGCCCATGGTTCAATACCAGCAGATACATTTCCAGCTAACTTAGAATTACTAACTGTTGGAGCAACTGCTCTTAAGTGAGTGTTTCTAAATCCACTTTCTCTACACCATAGTGGTTCACCATATTCTGATGCCATATCTCTCGATGCTCTATCTGATTCAATTTTTATTTGTGAGAATATTTTACGAGTTTCGAATTGAGCTTCCATACCTTCAAATGGAATACCATTTTGTTGTAGGTAAGTGTGCCATCCTAAAACTCCCAATCCTAATGCTCTACCCTTTTCAGCAGATGCAACAGAATTTTCAAATCCTCTCATGTTTTTAGCCTTTTGAATAAACTCAGAAAGTACTCCATCTAAGAACCAAGTTGCTGTATAAATTAAATCAGTATCTCTCCACTCGTTGTATTTAGATAGATTTACTGATGATAAACAACAAACAAATGAATGGTTCTCATCTGTATGTAATGTAATCTCAGAACATATATTTGTCATATGAACTTTTAATCCATTTTTTTTGTACATCTCAGGATTTGCTTTATTAACATTCCCTTTGTACATGATGTATGGTTCACCAGTTGCTTTTCTTTTTTGTAGTAATTTTCCCCACTTTCTTCTCGCATCAGGTTCACCTTGTTCGAGTTTTCTCATAAACTTATCACCTACAACTGCACATTGGTGTAGATTAAGTGATTGTCTATTTACATCTCCTTTAGGTTCTCTGATTTCTAACCACTCTTCAAAATCATCGTGTTCGATATTAAGGTTAACTGAAGCAGCACCTCTTCTTACTGAACCTTGGTTTGTAGCAAGGATTGTAGAATCATATATTTTACAAAATGGTACAACACCATCAGATGTTCCATTACCTGTAATAGTAGCTCCTGCTGGTCTAATTTGATTTACACCAATTCCAACACCTCCACCATGTTTTGCAAGTAACATCAATTCTAAGTTCTTATTTCCGATATCATAAATGGAATCGGCAACATCGATACCAAAACAAGAAATAGGTAATCCTCTATCAGTACCAGTATTTGAAAGAACTGGTGTTGCAAGGTTTAACCAACCTTTCCATATATAATCGAAGAATTTAGTTGCTAGTTGTGGTTTGTTTAACCTTTGAGCTACTCTTGTTGCAACTCTCCAATAAGCATCTTTGGGTTTTTCACCAGGTAACAAATATCCTTTAGATATTGTTTTAACATAAATTTCTGTGTTTGCCCATGAAGGGAAATCAACATCTAATTCCCAACCATAATCTTCTGCGTAATTCTTTGCCATTTTATATTAATTGTTTTATATTTTTCTTTTTTTGAAACACACCTTCTATAAAGTATGCCCAATTACAAGTATGTCCCTTTTCAATTATTTTTGGATAATTTTTTCTATGAGTTGAATTAATTTCAAAATAATGTGAATGTAAATCACTAGTATCTCTACAAGCAAAATAACTAAAAATTGATAATACACAATTTTCATTTGAAATTAATTTTGAGTAATCTTCAAACTTAGAATAGTTAGAGTCATCATAAGTATCCATAAAGATACCATCAAACTTAACATCTAAAGTTGGGATTACATCTACCCAATTACCAAAATATAAATGAACATCCTCTTTACCTTCCGCCCATTTCTGAGCTTTCTTAAAGATTTGTGGATTTGATTCAATACAATGATAATTACCAACCTTATTATAGATTGCATCAGCACTATATCCTAATCCAAATCCAACATCTAATACTTTTCCACCATTTTGTGTAACAATATTAGAATAAAATTCCATTAATTCTTTGGACACTACATCCATTACAATTTTAGAATTGTCATCTGAATACGATATTCTCGTATCTGTTATTGTAACCTTTTTATCTTTCAATTTTTTAAAATAAATCGTCCCAATTTTCACCCTCATTTGCCTTACTGTAATCAGTAGGTCTAACTGCGAAGAAATCTGTATGAGTTAATCCACCTGTAAGATGATAGAACCATTCTAGTTTTTCAGCTTTTTCTTTATCAAATTCAAAAATTGGTTTATATCCTAATTCTTGTAATTTTGTATTTGTTCTTGCCTTAATAAATTCTTTTAAATCTTCTTTTTCAAGATTTTCCAAATCCCCTTGTTCGAAAATCATATCAATAAAATTTGTTTCCAATTGAACAATGAGTTCAGCTGCCTTATTGATTGATTCTTCACATTCATCTAATAATTCAGGATATTCATTACACATTTCTCTGAATAATTGACAACCCATCTTAGAATGTAGAGATTCATCTCTTACACTCCATTTCATCTGTTGTCCGATACCTTTTAATAGATTTCTCATTTGGAATGAGTAAAGTACTGCAAAAGAAGAATATAAAGATACTCCTTCAGCGAATGCTGAGAAGATTGCTAAACTTCTACCAACTTCTTGTCTTGCTTTTGGATTTGTTGCCAAATCTTCGTGTTTCCATTCAGCGGTAGTTGAAGTAAGGAGTTCAAACTTCTCAGCAACTGCAGGTTCGTGCAGAAATGCTGAAAAGTCATCTAATCCTAATGTCTCATTTAAGTATGAATATGCAGTAGCATGAATAGTTTCTTGTGAACCGAACATCATAGCCATTTGTTTGATTTCATGTTTCGGAAACCAATCAGTAACCATGTTAGTCCAATAATCGGAAACTGCACATTCAGTTTGAGCAAAACCAAGTAAGATATTCCCCACTAGATTTTTCTCAGATGGGGTTAACCTTTCATTCCAATCTTTAACATCACCTTGCATTGGGATTTCAGTATGTAACCAAAATGCTTGTGCTTGTTTTAACCAACCTTCTGTATAGTAAATTGGATATTCGAAAGGTTTAAAAGGAATTCTTTCTTGAAATAGTTTGCTCATAGTAACTTATTATTTTGATTCTTCTACTGAAGCTTTTCTGTATTCTGTTACTAGTTTCTTAACTTCACCAATTGCTTTTCTAGCTCTTGATTTTGCTGCCTTTGATGTTCCATTGTGTTCTGTTTCGAATTGAACGAATAAATCCTTTATTTGTTCAAATAATTCTTGTGAATTTGCCATAAATTTTATTTTTATTAATTTGTTTTTGAAGTGACCAATGTAATGGTCGTGTTTATAATTATAGTATATATTAAAAAACGATTTAATTTTATACTAATTTTTTTAATTTTTTAATTTTATCATAGTAACTCTAATTTAATCAGTCTATAATAGATTTTTTTGATACACTTTGTTTAATAAATCTTTCTTAGATACAGAAGTTATATCTATACCTTCTTTATCATTGTAATCACACGCTAATTCACTCCATGTTGATTGTGGAACTGTAAATATATGTCTTGTATTACATAATGCATATAGGTCTAGAAAGTTTTTAGTATTTAGTTCTAAAGGTATTTCCCAAGATGTTACTAGTTTATAAAAATCTTCTTTAAAAATTAAATTTTTTGGATATCTTCTCAACCATCTTTTAAAGAAGCTATATTCTAAATCATGAGAAATATAAAATTGTTGTTTAGGATTTTTATCTAAAATAGTATCTATTGTTTTAAAATAAACAGTATCGTCTATAAAATCAAATTGATAATGTTCCCATGCTGGCATATCATTTAATTTCATAGCAACATATTCAGAAATTGTTCTGTGATTCCATCCATCAAATAAATCCAAATCGATTGTATTTGGAGCAGTTACTTTTACTTTATTAATATCTTCATTATTAAATTTACCATTTAGAAATGGAATTTGGTCAGATGTTAAATCAAAACTAGCATTTACATTAATAGTTGTTTTATCATTATGAATCTTTACTCCTCTTCCTCTTCTTACATGAATACCAATAGCTCCTTTTACTACATTTTGAATTTGCTCATTTATATCATCGTGTATAAATTTTAGACCTGAAATAAATCTAGTGGGATATTTTCCACTAAAAAAATCACATATTTGTCTTTTTGAAAAATCAGTAAAATAGTTTTTACTAGTATCTAATTTTAAATTACCATCAATGATATCTTGAATTATCTTATCTGTAAGTGGTACATACTCATCAAATTTTATTTTTCTTATATCTAGTACTGTTGTATCTTCTAAACTATAACAATTATTAGTTTCAGGATTTTGATTAACATCAATTACAATTTCAAAATTATTATCATGTATATGATTTACAATTTTAACCAACTCCCAAACAAGCAATCGATTACATAAACCTGTATCGTTTGGTACATTTCTATTTCCCAATATTTCATCTACTGGTCTGAATATTCCTTTTTTATTTAAATCTGCTACAACTATTTTCATATTATCCCATATTTTCTACATATTTTTTATGTAGTAGTTTTTTTGTTTCTAATTGTCCACTTGCTGCTTGTTTTTGTGCAATTACACCATCTGGTGAATTACCTTCATAAACTTCAATGTAACCTGTATTGGTATTCATCTTACAAGGGAATGTGATTCCATCTGGTCCAAATCTGTTTTTCATAATGTGAGCTCTAGCAGTATCATTCAATTTATCTTTTGATTTTCTACTCCAACTCATAATGAAATCTGCATTCATTACTTTAGCATATGAATCTGCAATTTTATCAGCTTCGATAACTTCCGAATCAATTGCTGAACGATTGGTTTGTGATGCAGTCCATATTGGAATTTCAAGTGCACCACTCATACCACGAAGGTCGATGTAAACACCACCTTGTTCAGCATAAGTTGAATCAGTTTTGTTTGAATCTGATAATAATAAATCTGCATAATCTACTATAATTAAATCAGGTCTATTACCTGTAACTATCATTTTCTCAATGTGTTGATTTAATTTCTTAACAGAAACACCTTTTGGTGGAAAATATTTAATAAGTAATTTACCCTGTAAAGATTCTATTTTATGTTTAACCTCTTCTTTCTTTTCTTTTAAATCAGTAGAAGGTATTTGAGTAAATACAGTATCATATCTAGCACCAACATAATGTTCTGATAACTCCATAGAGTAGTGAACCACACTTAAACCTTTTCTAACGGCATCTGCACCAATTGCAGTAAGTATCCATGTTTTACCTACACCAGAAGGAGCAACGATTACACCGAGTTCACCAGGTCCTAATCCACCATCCATTAAATCATTTATAGGTTTCCAATTAGTTGGAACAGTTGACCTTTTTAAATCTTCCATTCTTTCATCAAAATCCTCTTTGTAATCTAATCCTAAATCAGTTTCAGTTCCAACCTTCATCGCATTATCTACTAAATCTTTGATTCTATCATAAGAACCCGCTTGTAGTAAATCTACTGATTGTAAAATTACATTTTTTAAATTTTGATTTTTACAGAAATCGGTAAATTCATTTTTAATGTATTCTAAATCTACATTACCAATATTTGTAAAAACATGGCGGAGTTGTTCAACAACAGTTTTCTTTAATACTTCATTATCTACTTTTGATAATTCTGATTTAAATACATCTAATGTAGGAGGTTTCCTATATTCATTGTGATAATTTATTATCTCACTTATAATCCACTTGTTAGCATCGTTTTCAAAGAATTTTGGAGTTGTTATTTCTGAAATAGTATCTAAGAACTTACTATCAGTAAGAAGTGCAGATACAACCTTTGATTGAAAAGATTGTCCATATTTTGATAAAGTATCTACTTGTTCTGCCATTGAGTGTTTTTAAAACTTATACAAATATACGAAATTATTTTTATAATTCCAAATTAATCTGTAATTAAATTTCCGAAAGTTGTTTTTAACCAATCATTGATATCACCAAAACTACCTAATGATTTATATTTTAATAAAATTTTCATAAAAGACATTTTATTAAGGGGTTGAATTGGTTCGTTGAATCTATCTAAGGTCTTCATTTTGATTTGACCTGAAATATCTACATCATCTAATTGCATTAAATCTTCATTGAGTAAGATTTGTCTTTTAGATTTAAGTATATCTTTGTATATTTTTATTTTTCCTTTTGTTTCCTCTACTTTTACCTCAGCTAGTTCTAATAAATCATCTACTGATAATTTCTTTTCTTCGGTAATTTCAGGAAATCTTTTTACTAGGGTTTTAATACCACACCCATATACACCAGGTATGTTATCTGATTTATCTCCATCTAATACTCTATATAGTAAAAGATTTTTGGATTCTATTCCATATTCTTCTTTTACCATTTTTGTATTGTACATTTTCTTTTTGGTGGGTGACCAAACGATGGTACTATCATTAACTAATTGAAGGAAATCCTTATCAGTTGACATTATCACCGCTTGTTCATCTTCTTTTAAAAGATTTGTGGTTATATAAGCCATGATATCATCGGCTTCAACACCATCATATATCATAGTTGTGAGAGGTAACCCATCTAACATTTCATTTAACCAAACGAATTGTCTTTTCATAGATTCTCTTTCATCCTCATCGTTCATCAAATCAGCGTACTGTCTGTTTACTCTGAGTTTGTTTTTATCTCTCTGTGCTTTATAACCACTAAATACTTTTTTTCTTCTCTTAGAACCACCCTGTCCATCAAACACTACAACAACACGAGAGGGTTGAGTTTGCCTAATTGCATATCCAATAGATTTTAGAGCTCCTGTTACACCACCGATATGGTCTCCATCCTCATTCATAGTGGGGATAGATGACCAACATCTGATAAATGTATTTAACCCATCAATAATTAATACACGAGAATTTTTGTGTCTATTGATATTATTTTCTCTATCGGTTTCAACCGAATCTAAAATGTTTTTGTAGAGTTTTTTCATTAAAGAACTTCTTTAGTATTAAAGTATTTTTCAAGTGTTCCTAATCTATCATCTGCATCTACTAACATAACAAGAGCTTCCTCTGCGTTTTTGTAGAAATCTTCAGTAGAATGGTCACCAATACCAACTGCTTTATTCCCAAGAAGTTCTAAAGAAAGAAGTGCTTTTGCTTTATCAGCTTCTGCACTCTTTTTTAGCATTTCAAATAATGTTTTGTCCATAATTTAATAATTAATTTATTCATTCATTCCAGCACCTTTGGTATCTACTTCCATATTATCAATATCAAGAGTATCACCTTTATATTGTAAGATAGTTTCTTCACATATCTTTTTATAAATTTGTTCTCTAAGTTCTTCATTCTCACCCATCAAAGGAATAAAATCTTTTGATTGAAATTTGAATTCTTCACCTGTTTCTGTATCGTAATATGCATACCATGCACCAGCTTGTTTTACCAATTTATTTTCTTTCATAACTGATAACCATGAACCATAGTTATCAATCCCTCTGTCAAAGAAGATTTCAAAATCGGCCGCTCTTAGAGGTGGACCCATTCTGTTTTTTACAACTTGACAACGTACTTTCATACCCACTGTCTTATCCTTACCATTTACCTTCATTTTGATTTGTCCCATGTTCTTTAACCTTAATCTTACAGATGCGTGAAAAGCAAGAGCTTTACCACCACTTGTAGTCCAAGGGTCACCGAACATAGCATTCATCTTCTGTCTAAGTTGGTTAGTGAATACCAATGAGATTTTCTGTCTACCAATCATATTGGTAATCTTTCTCATTGCCTTCGAGATAATAATAGCTTTATCAGTAGCATATCCATCTTTCTTGTAATCTGCCGCTAATTCATTAGTTGTAGAAGCAGCCGCAACTGAATCTACTACTATTGTTACTATCTTATCTTTGGAAGTTTCTCTAACTTTCTCAATGATAGTTTCTGTGAAATCAAAGATTTGTTCAACCGAATCTGCGGTTACATAAAGAAGTTTAGAGACGTCAACACCGATTGCCTCTAAAAATTCTCTACTTACTGCGGTTTCTGTATCAATAAGAACAGCAACACCACCTTGTTTCTGTGTTTCCGCAAGGAGGTGAGCTGATACTAATGATTTTCCTGATTGTTCTAATCCTGTGATTTCAGTTATTCTACCAACAGGTAAACCACCATAAGGACGATTAGAAACTGCAACATCCAACATTGCACATCCTGTCGATATCCACCCATCTACATTTGTAGGAGCTTCATCATCATTAAGAAAAAATGCTACTTTGGAATCTTTCGATTGTTTGTTGAGTTCACCAGCCAGAATATCTGCCAAGTCAAGCTCTTTTACTGCTTTCTTTTTCGCCATTAAATTGGTTTTTAGTTGTTAAATAAGTCATCAAATGCTGCTGCTACATCATCAGTTTTCTTTGCAGATTCTGTTGTAGTTGGTGCAACTTTTGCTGGTTGAGTTGTAGGTGTACTTTGAGATAAAGTAGATTGAGATACAGTTTCTTCTTTTCCTTCACCACTTGGATTTAACCATCCCTCTAATACTGATTTTAATTCATCATAAGATAATTCAGAATATAAATCTGTAATTTCAGTTTGTGATTCAATCCATTTAGTTACCTTTTCAGCATCTTCGCTTACTGGTGTAGCTTTTGGTTTTACTCTAATAGTAGTAGTTGGATAAGTAGTTCCAGCTTCTTCTGCTGATTTATACTCTATCGTTAAATCTCTACCAC